CGATTGAGGAGTTTCTTTATGTTGACGAATGATATTGCACTTTGCCGCAATTATAAATGCACGCTGCGGCGGTCATGTTACAGATATATGGCCATGCCGAAGCCGCACTGGCAGACATACGCGGAGTTCGACGAGAAGAATCCCGGAGATTGTTTTGAAGAGATCATGCCGCTCGACAAGCTGCGTGAGGTGCATGAGGAGGAATAAATGACCGAACTGAGAATGTTGATTGGGTTGCCTGCATCTGGGAAGACGCGATATGCGGATATGCATCCGAATTTTGCCCATGTGTCTTCAGATGTGATCAGACAAAAACTATTTAGCGAGGCAGGATTTGCTAAAAAGGAGCAGGATGCAGTCTTTGACGAGGTATATAAAGAGATTATTGCCTTGCTGAAGGAAGGACGAGATGTCATTTATGACGCCACAAATCTTCAGCGTAAATACCGGATGGAGTTTCTCAGGGCAATTTCTGGGATTGAATGCAAGAAGAGAGCGGTGCTTTTTATGGACACGCTCGATCATCTGAAGGAAGTAAATGCGAAGCGCGAAAATAGCGTACCGGAAGACGTATATGACAGGATGATTCGCTACTTTGATCCGCCAATGAAATATGAAGGATTTGACGACATTGAGATTGAATGGGCAGACCACAAATACAACCTGTTCCCATACGATGACTTTGGGATCCTGAATTTTATTGATCAGGAAAACAGTCATCACAAAGATACGATCGGCAAGCACATGATCCGAGCTGCGAAATGTTTTAAGAGCATCTGGGGTGTCACAGATCGTTATTATGGATACATCGCGTCTTTGTATCATGACGTCGGGAAGCCGTTCGTTAAATGCTTTGCGAACCATAAAGGCGAAAAAACAAAAGACGCCCATTATTACAATCACGAGCATGTCGGAGCGTATTTGTTTTTGCTGATTGTCCATGCGAATAAGACCATGAATTTTACCACCGAACGTGAATTATATGTAGCAGATTTAATCGACTGGCACATGCGGCCGATGAATGCCTGGGTGAAGAGCACGAAGGCTATGCAGAAGGATCGAAAACTGATCGGAGAAGAGATGTTTACAGATCTTATCAGGCTGTATTGCGCAGACACATTAGCACAACAGGAGGCTTTAATCGATAATGAGTAGTTTAGAGTACGGATTTGACGACATGGATTACTGGGTAAATGTACATACCGAGAATCCGGAGACATACAAAAGAATCAGAGAGTGTTGCGTCGATGCATTCCGAAAGGATGAGGATCGTCAGATGCAATCAAGAGGAGCGGAGCCGAATGATCTCCCGCTTGATTAAGATCGGAGCAGTAGTTGCCATGATCATTGCCGCTACGGCAATACCTGTTTACGGCGATTACACAAATACGGACTTAAACCTACGAAAGCGCCCCGACACACTCGCCGACATCCTCGAGGTGATACCTCGCGGCGGGGAAGTTGAAGTGATTCGGCGGCGCGAAGATTGGGCAAAGGTCGAATACGACGATAAAGTTGGCTACGTCTACGGTGAGTATCTGCAGGAAGAAGAACCACCGTCCAGAACTTACCTCGGCAATTACTTGATCACTGCCTATGAGGAGACGGGAGACGCCTGCGCGAACGGCAATTATCCGACGGTTGGTTATACAGTCGCGCATAATACACTGCCATTCGGAACAGTCTTATATATAGAGGGCGTCGGATACCGGACAGTGGAAGATCGAGGGCCGAGCAGTTTCGGATCTGATTGGTTGGATCTATACCTCGGAGATTACAGTGAGTGTGAGGCATGGGGAATGCAGCACCGAGATGTGTATTTGATAGAGGATTACGAAGAAGATGAGTGAAGAATACGTGCGTGAGCTTGCTCACGTAGAAAAGGTGGTAGACATACAGCCCATAGCCGGAGCTGATCGCGTAGAGCTCGCGACCGTCCTTGGCTGGCACTGTATGGTCGCCAAGAATCAGTTTAAAGTTGGCGATTTGGCCATTTATATCGAGATCGACTCGAAGTGTCCGCCGACTGAAGCATTTAAGTTCCTTGAGGGCAAACACTACGCAGTGAAGACGCAGAAGTACTTTAAAGGTACGGTGATCTCTCAGGGGCTCCTGATGCATCCGAGCGATCTGGGGTTGAAGGCGGAAGATCTGCATGAAGGACAGGGGCTTACGGAGCAGCTCAGAATTACGTATTACATACCGGAAGATAATAAGCGTAAGGCTCCGTCGTCAGATCAATACAAGGTCATGGCGCAGCGGAACCAGAAGCTGTTTAGTAAGAGGCCGATTCGGTGGCTGATGCGGCGCGAATGGGGAAAGAAATTGCTGTTCCTGATCTTCGGTCGTAAAGGCGACAAAAAGCGTAGTTGGCCGGAATGGGTCGTTAAGACTGACGAAATTCGCATTCAGAACTGCCCGTGGGAACTTGAAGACAAAACTCCTTGTATTATCACGGAAAAAGTGGACGGAACATCTACAACCTGGTCGATGAAGCGCGGAAAACGTGGAAAGAATGACTTCTACGTCTGCAGTCGCAATGTGGTAATGCGCACTGAGGATCATACGACATATTACGAAACTCCGGTATATCAGGAGATTGCGAAAAAATACAACGCGAAGCAGGTACTCACATATCTTCTCGATCAGTTCCCGAAGGCTGAGTGGGTCACTATTCAGGGCGAGATTTACGGTGCAGGAATTCAGAAGCGCGATTACTCCATTAAGGATCATGACTTTGCGGCCTTCAACCTGATCACATCTGATCATGGCAGATTCGGCACACTGGAGATGGAGCGGATCCTGAAGGAGTACGGTATCCCGTGCGTCCCGATTGTAAATGCAAGCTTCGTACTGCCGGACACGGTTGACGAGATGATTGAGTATGCTACAGGAACGTCGATGATAGATGGACTGCCGCGAGAAGGAGTCGTATGCAGGTCGATGGATGGCTCGAAATCCTTTAAGGCAGTTTCTAATAAGTATCTTTTGAAATATCACGGGTAAAACGAGGTTATACAAAATGAGAAGTTATACATTTGCTTTTGATATAGATGATTTTAAAAAGAGTTTGGAAAATGCGGCGCATCAGTTAGAGCTTCAGGAGGCAACAAAGCGCCCGAAGATTACAAAGGTTATCCATAATAATCCGGCTACTGTCGTGAAGTGGACGGACGGTACGAAGACCGTTGTAAAGTGCGGCGAGCACGACAAATACGATCCCGAAAAAGGTCTGGCCATGGCAATTGCAAAGAAGTACTTCGGCAACGAGGGCAAGTATTACAACGAGATCGCCAAGTGGTTGCGTGCCGAGGGTGACAATGCGCAGACTAAAAAGGCTAAAAACTCTAAAGAGTGCGCAAAGTGCGGCGAGCCTAAATCTCTAGAAGTGCCGTTAGACCGTGACGAGCTCAAGCAGTTTCTTGGACTTCTTTTTTGAATCGTAACCTAAAAAGAGTTACAAATCAAAAATGAGAAACGAATACGAATTGATCAAAGAGTGGCGCGGGCAACACGACGTCTACGCCACCCTTGACCGCAATCCTACCGACGCGAATAACATTATCTTTCTCAGGGGGAATCATACACAAATTTGGAAAATTGAAGAGCCGATCACTGAAGAATATTTGGATAGACTTTTTGAGGAGTTTGAGAAGGGTGAAAAAAAATGAATAAATTATTGCCCTGTCCGTTCTGCGGCAGTACGAACTTAGACGTGTGTGGCGTTCTTGTCCGCTATGTGCATTGTCTCGACTGCGGAACTGATGGCCCGTGGCCGTGCCATCAACGCAAGGAACAGACTCAAGAAGAAGCAGTCGAAGCATGGAATCGCAGAGTTCCTATGAAGGATGAATATGAGGTGTACGGATGACAGATAATAAGCCAATTTACCGCATCATGATGCAAGAGAAGAGTGGAGCCGATTTAAAAGAGAATGGCTTCCCAGACACAGGAAACCAGATAGATCTTGGGTTTTATTACAAAAAACAGGATGCTATTGACGCGATGCACGAGAACGCCTGCGACATCAAAGAGTGTGTATATGATTATGGATTCGTGATCGAGCAGCGTGAAGGATTGTATAAATATCCGACAAGAGAAGGCCGAATCTACTTTAAGTGGGACGAAAACCGACAAGGCTTTTATGAGGCCGAAGAGCCTGAGGCAATGAAGTATTTTGCGTTTTGAGGTACATGGAGGAATTTAATGACTAGGAAGGAAGTACTTGAATTAGCACAGGAATGTGTCTGCGGACACAGAGAGCAAGACTACGGATCACCGGAGCAGAACTTCGGAGACATCGCGGCCCTGTGGACGATCTATTCGGGGCATGTGTTTAATGCTACTGACGTCGCGATGATGATGGCTCTGCTGAAGATCGCGAGGATTAAGAATGGCGGCGGAACCGGTGACAGCTTTGTTGATTTGGCCGGATATGCGGCATGCGGAGGGGAGCTGAGTGGATGAGCCGTAAGGTTGGAAGGACAATTGCGATCCTGATCATAATTGCAATTCTTAGTATTTTGGCACAGTACGCCATATGTTGCAAAGCGATTTTACAACATGAATCCGTGACATATGCCGCTGATAAAATCGGAGTGTACTATGTAGATCGGATGCAAATTGTAAGCAGTTCATACGTTTCGCCAGCAAATGCAACAATCCATATTATTATGGATACTGAGACTGGTATATGTTACATGGTCAATGAGGCCGGCGGTATAACGCCACTTCTTAATCAAGACGGTACGCCATATGTTGCAAATGGTTGGAGAGACGATGGTTGATTAATTATGGCGGTAGACAAGCATTAAAAGTCAGACGAAGACAATATCGGCTCCGTATGTGGAACGTCTGTGGGGTGAACACAGCGCCAGCCATCAATCCTGCCGCGGCAAGTTGGATGTTGCAAGCCGCAGTATAAATAGGTGAAGTAACACCGAGGCAGGTCACGGCTGATGATAAATCAATAAAGTCTACGCAATCCACAGGAGATGCGCGTGATTAAGCGGCAAAAGCGCAACTGCACGC